CTATAGACTGTTTGAAAGTCCCCCTTTTGCACCTTGGCCATGTCGATGAACTTTAACAATCGTTCCATCAATCATGGCGTATTCCAAATCAACATCTTCATTTACAGATGCAAAAATAGCTTCAAATACACCAGCTTTCACCCAATCACGGTATCTTTTAAAGACGGTATTCCATTTACCAAAATGAGCAGGTAGATCACGCCATGGACTGCCTGTACGGGCAATCCAGAGGACTGCTTCTAAAAATAATCGATTATCTTTTCCACTACGACCTCGATCGGTCACTTTACCTAGGCAAAAAGGTTCCATTTTTGCCCATTGGGCATCAGTAAGTATGTATCTATCCATAGTACTATTATAAATTAATCAGTTGCCTTTGTTAATTCTCAACAAACCCTAGTGTAGTTAAAATTTTTAACTAGCAGTGGTAAAGAATTTTTACTAGTTTGTCTATAAATTTCAGGTAGTAAAAATTTTTTACTAGGAAATTTAATAACCAAACCAACACTAGTATCGTTACCTAATTTGAACGTATTTCCGTGAATAGTACTCGGTTGTTCCACGACTAAACCGACCTTAATTAATTCATTAAGGCACTTAACAACTGTCGGTCTACTCTTCCCTGTAATCTCTTCAAATTGAGTTAAGGAGATGGAATCCATCTCCTTATTCCAGCCACGAGTTTTACGGCAAATAACTAAATAAATTTTGCATGCAGCATCAGAGATTTTATTTAAAACCTCGTCAACAAATGCATTAGGCACTTGAAAGGAATTAGGCACAAAATTACTCATGTACACCGACCTTAGGCTTTACATACCCACCAAATTTTTGAACCAAGTCAGCATTAGCCAAACTATTAACGATCTGCCCTGCTAACCACTGATTAATGCGAAAACGCTGTGCCATAGTTTGTGAAAATTCTTCACGCGTTATTGCAGCATTATTTTCGTCATAACCTTTGGCTCTTAGATTTTTACGGTTACGATCATGTAGCTCATTGAGAATCACTAACGCTGGATCAAAGAAGGACTGAATTTCCTGAGTCTGTTTGTACTCAGGTTTATACTTAAATTGACTATTCATGACACCTCCGCTAATGCTTGCTCAGCTTTTGTTAGGCGGCGTTTAGCGTTGAGCTCTGCTACTGTTGCTGTGCGGATTTCTTTTGAAGAAACTAGAATCAAATGTTTCTCTGATTTGATGGTCCATAAACTAGTCAAAGTTTTGTTTTTAACTTCAAACAAATCATTTGATTTGAAAGTACGGCACTCTTTAGTAAGCACTACAACGTCACCTATTAAAAAATCTGGTGAGTTGAGTTCGATTGGTTGTTCTGATAAATTGTTTGTGTTCATTTGATCCACCTCAATTGAATGCCTAACCACTCCTGTTCGCGCAGGTAGTGGTTTTTTATTTGAATAAAATCCGCATGTATTCAGGTGAAGTGAATGCATGTGCTAAATAAACTCGTGTTGCTTCTGCAATTTCAGGTGAGCAATACACATCACTTTCTGGGACCACCTTCAATCCAATGGCTGTCAACAAAGAGCTAATAAATTCAATCTCTGTCAATCCATTGTTTTTCTTATCATTTTTCATTCTCGACAAAGTACTTGCATCTACTCCTACCTTCTCTGCTACTAATCTTTGATTGCTAGCGTTAAGTGCTTGCAATATGAGCGATTCGTTATTGCTAGCACTTGCAGGCAATTCATTTAATACTTTGCTCATGGTTAAGGTCCTAAGCGGTTAATGCTTGTAAATCGGCTTTAAGTTTGCCTTTGGTTTTGACTTGCAGGACTGCTTGAGTTCTGGCTGGTATACCATTGTTTTCCCACTTCCAGAGGGTCACAGTTGAATACCCAGTTTTTTCAGACAACTCTTTTCGACTTTTGCAGCCGTGGTATGTCATGAGATCACTAATTTTCATGGTTACACCAAGTTAACTATAGTTAATAAACCAAATTTACCACTTGTTAACCATAGTTTCAATAGATCGTATTAACATTAGTTAATGTTTTTGGAATATTTGTTATGTCTTTACACTCTCGAATTAGGCAAAAACTTGAAGAAAAAAAATTAAGAGCCGCTGATTTAGCAAGAGCAACAAAAAAATCTCCTGTTGCTGTAAAGAAATGGCTAGATGGCACTAGCGTCCCTACAGCGGAAAACTTGAAAGTCATTGCGAAATTTTTAGGTGTGAGTGACGATTGGTTGCTTTATGGTGGACCGATTGAACAAGAATCGAACAATTTACTTCAATTAAATGTTCTGGATATCGAAGCTTTTAAGAAAAAATACAATATTCCCGATAGCGAAGATGCTGTTAAATTTCTTGAAACACCTGTTAAACCATTCCCCACCCAAAAAAGATATGTTCCTGTGAAGGCTTACTCCAAGATGGGCATGGATGGCTATTTCACAGATATGGGTTATGAAGGCAATGCTGGAGATGGGTATGTTCCAACTCACTCAGCAGGACCAAGAGCCTATGGCATTAAAGGCACTGGCGACTCAATGTTTCCAGCAATTCGTAATGGCTGGTATGTTGTATGCGACCCTGATGCAGATCTTGTGCCGAATGAGTTTGTTCAGGTGTGCTTGAAAGATGGTAGATGCACAATTAAAGAATTTGTCGGCATAAATGGCGGGGTTTTAAGTTTGCTTTCTGTGAATGGTGGTGAGCGATTTTTCTTTGAAATGGACGAGGTTGAAAGTATTACCGCTATTACAGATATCGTTCCACCTAGCCAACACAGACAGGAACACCCTAAAGCTAATTAAACCGTGACCCGACACGGTCCTTTAGAACATATCGGTAGAGAATATATGTATAAGATACCTAAAGTGGTTATTCCTGATTCCGCTAAAGAATATAGGCCTCCCAAAGTTAAATTAACGTTAGAAGAAATCAAGCGGCTTTCAGACGACGAATTAATGATGCTCTTAAGCGGTGAAGGCCGAAGCGGAATTATCCCAGCACCCCTTCTACAAGCTATAAGTTATGAGTTAACTTCAAGACAAATAAAAAAGTCCAGCAAACCACACTGGACTATCATCCCTACTTTTATTGTTGCTTGTATTGCGGCAATCGCTGCTATTGTTTCAATTTATATTTCGCTAAGATGATAAGCGTTTAGCAATTATAGATATACAGATCAATGTGGCTGCATTTAATACGACTGTAGACCAAACAAATATTTTTAATAACTTTTCTTGACCTTTACTCATCTTAATAAACTCCATCCAGCCCACCACCACGGTGGGTTTTCTTTTGTCTATTAAAGCATGAATTATAGTTAATAAAAAGATTAACTGTTGTTAACTTTTCTCTTGACTAAAAAATTAACCATAGTTAATATTATCTCACAGACAACAAAAAAGCACACCGACTCTTCTACCTTCCGATGTGCTTTGCAAAACAGCGGGATCAATTATGAACGTAAAAGTTAACTCATTCAACTCATTTGCATTTGTCAGCATGGCTGCTCTTGCAATCTCAGGTGGTTCTTTAGTTGCTTGTCAGCTACAACCAGCTTTACAGACACAAGAAACGCCTTCCCTATTTACTCCTAAGACTCAACCAAGTACTTACGGTGTCTTAACTGCCAAAATCACAGGTAAACATTCTGGTGTTGCAGTCATCAAATTAGATAGCTTCCGTTTAAATGTGAGCTTTGATTTTGATGCTCATCCAGACAGTTACGGCGTTCCGGGTTCTGAATTTACCGCTGTTGATATTACTCAACTCACAGTAAATGAAATTACTGATGTTAATGGTAAGTCATATAACGATTTCACCGAATTTGAAGACATCCGAAACATTAATGGCCTTCTAAAAGGCTTCATCGAACGTAACAAGTTGGTGGAGGCTTAAAGATGACTAATTTCAAAAAACACCCTGACGGCTATATGTCATTTTTAGGCCGTGATGATAAGGGCCTCTACTCTGTCCGCATTGGCTGGCAAGTGTACGCATCTAATGCTAATGGCTCAGTTCTTTACAAGGTGAAGGACTCAGTTAAGACACCTTTGGACGTTGAAAAGTTCCAAACTGACTATCCAAAAGTTTGGAATGAACTTACACAAGAAATCGACTTCCAACGCAGAAAGCAGCTCGCAATAAAGCTACGTGAAACAAATATCCCTACTTATGACCGCAAAGCATATAAGCAAAAACGCGGCTTCACCGGCTCTAGATGAGGATAAGAAAAATGACAACTGAAAACTCAAAAGACAACTTACATATCTGGAATGCAGTTAAGCAAACGCCTACCAATTTTCTTAAAAAAATTGAGTTTGGTTATTTAAAAGGTAAATCAGATATTAACCCTCAATGGCGATTAATGGCTATGACTCAGGCCTTTGGTCCTGTTGGTCATGGCTGGACTTATAGACATGTACGTTTATGGTCTGAAACCGCGCCAGATGGAACCATTATGGCTTTTGCTGAAGTAGCAGTAAAAACCAAGATTGATGGTGTTTGGGGTGAGGAATTTTTCGGCAACGGCGGTTCAGCAATTGTTGAAGTTCAAAAAGGCAAATTAGTAGCGATTGATGAAGGTTATAAAAAGGCCGTTACTGATGCTCTTGGTGTAGCGTTTAAGGCTATTGGTGTGGCAGCTGATGTTTACCTCGGTAATTTTGATGGTAGTAAATATCTATACAACTATGACTATGCTTATCAAGAGCAAAATGCCTCTACCCCAGCAGGTCAAAATACAAATCAGAATAACCAGACAACCGCTCAGGGTGGTAACCAGAAGCCACCTCGTACTCAGGATCAACTATATCAAGATGCTTTGGAAGCAATTAAAGATGCTCCAGACACTAACATCTTAAATGCTGCAATTAAGAAGTTTAAAGGCACTACTTATGAGGCGGGTATCAATAGAGCTTGCCAAGCACGTGCTGATCAGATGGGTTGGGCCCCTAAAAACAATCCTCAGCAAGTTCAGCAACAACAGTCGTTACATCACTAAAAGGAGAGCTTTTCATGTCTAACTTACTAACTGCAGCTGAAGCATTTGCAGCTCTTCAAAAAGGTAAAACTGTACTTTGTCGTCCTATTGGAGACATGTTGGACTTTTCTGATTTAGATCAATTCCCCGCTTCTGTGTTTGGTAAACCAGGTTTTGAATTCTGCATCAAAATCGAAACTATTGAACTGGCTGGCATTACATTCACAAAGCCATTAACTATTGATGAGTATGAAGACGGTCAGGAAGTTTTTGTAATCAGTACATATTCACCTACGGTCTATGTTTTAGATTTCAAAACTAACTCATTAATTGATTCTATTAACAGTGGCTTCGTTCAACGTGATGCAGAAAACGCCAAGCTTCAATTAAAAGCACTATCTAAAGCGTTAGGTTTTGAAGTTAGTGACGATTTAAGTGTTATTCGCCTAGGTGAGGAACCAAAAAAACAGCGTGGTAAAAAATCAAAAGCTGAGACACCAGCTAAAGTAATACCTTCTGAAGTTTTTCCTACCAATAATAAGTCAACGATTGTTATTACAGAACAAACTAATGTCACAGCTTCCGAGGATCTATTAACTCCAGTATCTAATGAACTTGAATCAGATCCAGAATATCAGAAGACATTAGATACCCTTCTCCAGCGTGTTAAAGAGTCAAAAACACCAGCTGAGGTAAATGCTGTTTATCGATACACCCGTACATGGTCAGATAAACAAATGGAGCCTTTGCTCAAAGCTACTCACAAACGTTTGACTGAGCTTGCAGATGAAAAGCCTGTAGAGAGTGAACCACCTTCATTAATGGTCCAGATCCAAACTGCACCGGACCTTACTACGTTAGATGCTTTGGAAATAGATGTTGCCGCACGAGATCCACAGATTCAACCGAAGCTAATGGGGTATGTGAGAAAACGCCGCTATGAATTAGAAAATCCAGCATCAAACGAACCTGATTATTTACTGGAGGAACCTTTCTAATGTCAAAACAAACTACTCCAGAGTTTCTTTTCGAGCCAAAGCTGCTACCAATGCAGCTTTTCGAGAAGTTCATTGTGTTCAACGTAAATGCCGGGTATCGCGGGAAAGGCACACCGCACGGCGTGAACTTAATTAAAGGTAATAAAGGCACCCTTTCAGTAAGCAACGAAGGTGTGATGAACAAAGCAGCTCAAGAGCGATACAAACTAATGCTTTTGAAATATTTCAAAGAAGGTCGCTCTGCAATGGATGAGCTGGACCATGAAGTTAAACGTATTTATAGAATGGTGGCGTGAATGCTAAAAGATTTGAGAAATCTTTCTGAAAAAGAACAGCAAGAATATTTGGATCGTTTCATTATGGCTAATGAAGAGCAAAAATTCCCCCAAGAAGTTGTGGCTCTTTATTTAGATTGCTCACCATGGACATTAGCTAGAATGCGTTGTGATCAATCATCACTGCCTTTTTCGAAAATTGGAAGACGTGTTTCATATAAAAAGAAGGACGTTTTGAAGTATGAGCAAAGCAAGACTGTGCTTAATACAGCACAACTTGCAACAGTTTAAGGCGGTTAAACCGCCTTTATTTCTTTTAATCTTTCTGCCCAAACAGATTGGTAATTAAAGCAATCAATCTTGCCTTGATACACCGCTTCAATCATGTTCATTGAAGCTCTTAATTCCTCATCTGGAATTTGAACATATCCACCTGTGACATCAATTCTTGGTTTAGCCGTGTGATTAAGAAGTCTTTTTGTCACATAAATATTAAATCTTAAAAGGTTGCATATAGTGGCAAATGTACGACGGAAATCATGCATTGAAACGTAATAGTCAACTTCCTTACCCACTCTATTCAATAATGTATCTACCTTAGTTGCATGCATATTCCACGAAGTAGGCATTTTAGTAGCTGGGAAAACCCAATCGTTTTCTCTTAATAACCAACGTTCACGCAAAATACTGTGTAGATGATCACCAATAGGAAAAGTATGATCTGAACCATTTTTGGTATCTCTAAAAGTTAAGGTACCATTTTTAATATCTACATCAGCCCACTTTAGACAACATGCCTCCTGTTTACGGCATCCCGTATACATGCACATTAATACGATATCCCGATGCGTGTTTGACCTAGCAGTATTTTCCAGATTTAACTCATCTTCATAATGAAGCACTGCATTGTAATATTTGTGAATGATGTCTTTATGGAGATGTCTATCCCTACTTGCTATTTTATTCCAACCTCTTGTTACGGAAATAATGTCAACTGGATTACTTTTAAGAATCGGGTTCTCATCTGTTGAATAAAGAACATGAATATACTTCCATAAGGTACCTAAAAGAGATACAGCACCATTTGCTGACGACTCACTTACTTCTGATACCTCAATAAATCGATCCAATACTTCTTGCTTAGATATCTGGAAAAGCTTTTTGTTGCCCCACCCCAAATATAAATCAAAGTACTTACGGTACTGCCTAATTGTTTTTGGTCTAAAGTCATTTCTATCAATATAAATTTGAAGAGCTTCATTCACTGTAATATCTAAAGGATTAGCAACATTCTTTAATTTGATAGGCTTTTCATATTCATTGTTTGAAATTTTCGCCAGGATCATCTGAGCTTTTGCTCGAGCATTTGTTGCAGGAATATCGGTAGTTTTACCAATTGTCACTCGATAGAGTTCACCTTCATGCCTCCTTTCAACAATATAGGTTTTACTTTTATTAGTTACCCGAACAGCAAAACCGATCAGTTCTGCATCTCTATATATTTTTTGACCTTTTTCAGTTAATGGAATAGCATCAACAGTAGATTTGTTGAGTTTCAT